CCAGGATGATAAGTTCAAGTGCGCGATCCTTCCAGAGTTTACTCCCCATTGGGAGCTTGTCGATTTCGCGGGGACAAAGGGAGACAGAGTTAAACTGCACAGTTACTTCCACAGCGATATCCAGTGGCACGGATTCAACGTTTATGACGAAAACACTCTATTCCCCATGGAAGACAATGAATCCATGATACACGGTACCGATCGCGAAGACATCGTAATGGCTAAGAGGTTCAAAGATGCAATGGCTCAACGGAATAAAAAGCCTTAAAGAAGCTTGGCCGATGGTGGGTCTGGTCGTTGTACTAGGACTACTATTGGGATTTTGGCAGGGGAAAAAAGCGGGGCAGGACCTCGCTAACGACATCGATGCTAGTCCTGATACTGTATGGGTGATAGACACATTAGACGTGAAACCAATCGTTATTACTCTTCCCGCCCACGTAGAAAGTGTGCCATATCCTATATATTTACCAACCGATACTGTCTATATGGCCTCTGAGAGAGCGCATGCGGATACGTCATTTAAAGAGGGGGATCTGTCCGTTACGTACTGGACAGCCCCTAGAATTTTCGACATCATGTGGGACCCTGCCCCTATAACCGTCAAATACAAACACATATACCACACCCATACCATCGAGCTATCGAAGGACCATTTCTATCAGGTTTTAGGGGGGATGGGGTATTCTAATGAGAACCGAGTGTACGCTAGCGTTGGAATACGTGTGGGCGAATACGGTGTATGGTACTCTCAGTCCTTTGACAAGGAATGGAGAATGGGGCTGTACAAAGAGGTGTTCGGCTTTAGTCTAGAAGGAGATTAGGATTGGGATTCTCCCGTTCTTCTTTTCTCAGCTTCTCCAATAGATCTTGAGAGTCCCTGTAACACTTAAAATGGAGATTAAACAGTTTGTTGGACAGCATGTAGGCACCACCATCGTCCTTACCTTCGATTTTTTCTTTGCAAATACTACAGATCATTAAAATCCTTCCTCTGTTTCTGTCACTATAACAAGTTCAGTATAGAAGCCATCATGGGCAACTTTATGAGTTACTTCAGTTACGGTGTACACACTAGAGAGAATGCCCACGTTGTTTACCTCTATTCGGTCAAATAAAAAGATATCGTTATCCCCCAGGACATTCATACTACCCGCCCATACAGGGGGGAGATACCTTTTTTCGTAATTAACAGGCTCCTCTCCTGATTCTAGGGCAGAGGTTTCTAGTTGCTGAGAACTTTTAGGGGCGTCGTCTTCCTCTGTAGTCGTCTGCTCTTTTCCGTTTTTATCTAGTTGTATTCTTTTTGATTTTTCCTTAGAATCAGGAACAACAAAATTAATTTCCATTCTTTCTATTTCAGAAGAGTCTGACCCCCAAGTATACTCTTTTGAAACGGCTTTTTCTCTATCTAAGCCTATTAATTTTTCGATTCTACACTCTTTTCCATGGAAAATCAACCTTCTGTGGTTTTCAGCTAATATGGAATTGAGCACATGCATGATACTCTTTTCCCCACTGTTTCTTAACCTCTCAAATTCTGGTTGATTGAACTCAAAAGTCTCTCCCTTAAAAGACACGGTGTCTAAATGACTAAATATGTTCTTCATAACTGAAAAAACTTGTTGCATAGTGGGGTTAGTTTTTATGGATCCCAGACCGCTATTCCAAATGACGTTATTACAATTGATGTCTGGGTGGAAAGGGTTATCATAATCTTTTGCTGTTAACGTAATCTCGGCGCCACCATACTCCAGGACAAGATTGACCACAACATCAATCACTGCTATTTCCTTTTTTTGTACGTCATCCGTCCATCCGAACTCAAAGATGTACTTCCTATCTCTCTCCATGAGAGAGGAACTAAGCCACTCTATGGTTTGAGCCTCTATCACAATAGTGTACAGATTAAGCCCATTGTATGATTTGACAATGGCACTTTTTAGATACGCTTCGCCTCTGAAATTTTTAGTGTCAATTTGAGAACGGGCCGCTGTCTCCGCAGAGTCGTATAACTTGAAAGACGATTCCTTGGACCTCAGGTATAAATGGGGGTACTTATTGGTTAGTTCAAAACTAGAATTCTGCATTTAAATGTCTTCTTTTTTGTAGTATTCTCTTATTTTGGATAGATAGGGAGTAATATTGAAAGGAACTCTAAGAGTGTCCCCTATTGCAACGTCCCACTCAGTGCGATAACCCTTGTCCTTGTTCGCTACCATTATAATCCACCACAGATGCTCATCGCCATAGTGTCTATTTGCGAGAGTATGGGGAGTGTCCCCACTTTCCATTTTGTAAAAAGTGTCTTTATCAGAGAATTCGACCTCTATGTGGTACGGAAAAGTCTTAGCCATTTCACCCCACGACTTTGTAAACTTCACTCCGTAGGCGTCAGAATGTCTCATATCAGATCTACCCCCGCTTTATTGTTTGGGGATTTACTGTGAAGAATTGTCATGTTCATAGCAATTTCATACGCCAATGGGTTAAAGCGCTTTCCCAAAATGTCAACTCCAGCCCCAGATTCAATAAGGTGAGAGATACTCAAATCGGTTAGGTACCCCTTTACTCCTTTGAACTGATCTGTAACATCAATTTCGATCATAGGTGGTTGGATATACTTCCCGTCTTCTTGTCCTTGTCTAGGGTACACAAGTTTTCTAAGAAAAAGAAGTTTTTCTTTCACATCAGATAAACTGTCAAAGTTTTTAGAAATGTAATCTATGGAAGTTTGTCCTTGAGCGCTGCCAACACCCGCAAAATTCAAGGCATGTGCAGCAGCTTCTCTATTGGCGGCGGCGCTTCGGAATCCGAAATCGGACACCCCTTTTCCCGCACGTCTTGCTGAGCCAAGTTGCCTAAGGGTTACTCCCCCATCGCCGCGCCCACCAGCTAGTGTCTTAGCCCCGCCGCTCATTAGAGCGATCGCTGTCCTAAACTCGTCGTCTCGAAGAACCATAAGATAGAATGCGAAAGACACCGTTCTAGTCGTATTTGTGTACCGAGCAACGCTGTCCACCCTACCGTATATGGGAGTCTGGTCCCACCCAGGAGTGAGAGATTCGGCTATATCCCCCCTGATGAAGGCAGGAAACGTTTTGGTCCTGTGATTGCCACTATTACCCCCAGGGCTTTCGGACACATCCCTACTTAGATTGGTGATGGCTATCACCTTCGGTTCAGAATACTGAGCTACATTTAAGCCCCCATCAAAAAAGGGTATGTTTAACGGCATCTGTAATTCTCCCCTACCACGCCCCGCTCGCTCCAGTACGGGTGCGGCCCACAATCCATGTTGTTGTACCTTTGAACAGCCTATCCTTATCATACACTTCTAGAGTACCCTGCGCCTGTAGGCTTTGGCCAAGCTTGTTTATACGGTCCTCCACTTCTTTTCTCTTTTGGAAGTCTTGGTATTCCTGTTCAACGCGCACTGGATCTCGCAACACCCTCTGATACGCCTCGCCCCTCTCTTTTTCGTTGTGTCCGAATCCAGGAAATGCGCTTATCCCCAACATTTTAAAACCTTCATCTTGCATTGTCTTATTGCCAGTTTCTACACCAACCTTGTATAACTCCTCACCTATGATAAACCCAAACCTTGCACCTATATACCCTAGGCTAATAACAAACGAGTTAATTCCTTTTTCTAACAGTTCCCAAATTTTGGGGATTTTGTCCATCCACGGCCCCCAATTGTCACTGATGAATGTTCCGAACTGTTCACCTAAAACTTTTATTTTATCCCTTAGTTTGGGGAGACCGCCCATCTGATCTCCCACAAGCTCCCATATAACAGGAAGAAGATGCCCTGTGAATATTTGAGTGAGGGCGGTAAGAGCTTCTCCGAAGCTCATAGATTTCCACTTATCTTGTTCAAGATCCTTCAAAGTTCTAGAAGTAGTGTCGGCCACACTACCAGCGGCTCTAGCTAACTCTATGACACTAGTTTCTGAAGTGCCAAGCTTTTTAGCCAGCCCCGCAATTTTAGCTGAGTCCCCACTTTCTACTATTTTACTGACTTCCCTAATGAAACCCTTCAGATCCCCTTGCAGTATGCCAGCTCCAGTTCCAAAAGTATCCTGGATGAAAGAGTTAAATGCATCGGTAGTGTAAGTGTGCAATTCTCTTTGTACAGCTATAAACTCTTTAGCCGCTTGTTGCCCCGCTGGACCCGTTGCAGACATTCGTATTATTCTGGGGACATCTGCAACAGAAATAGCACTGTTCATCAGCCCCTCATTAATAATGTCCATGGTTTCAGGTATGTTTGCTCCTGAGTCCACTAGCCCACTAGCTAACTCAGCCAACCTTCCACGTATTTCGTCAGCATTTGCACCCGCTTGTAACATAGGGTGTAGGAAATTCTGAAGATTTTCAACGCCCATACCCGTCACAAAAGTAAATGTGTCGATGTCTTCTTTTGCTTTTTTCAGAGTATCTGAGTAGGGTTGAAGAGCACCCACCATCATAAGCTTTGCGGTTGTTTTTCCTGTCTCGCCCATGCCTTTTTGCATGCTAGTAAACAGCGATGCCATACCTTGATCCAAAGTCTTAAAACCTTTAAGACCGAGATCTCGCATAGCATCCTGGGTAACTTCTATCGCCCACCTAAGTTTTCGAAACGGTGCAGATAACAGACCAACCACCGCAGTAATAATCCCAGCAGCCCACATATACGCTTTTGAAGCTACTTTAAAAGTTGTAGTCAGCCCCTTAGACACTTTTGAAGCTACTTTAAAAGCTCTAGTCAGCCTCTTAGACACTTTAGACACTATGCCCAATCCTTTAGAAGTGCCAGCAGCTACTTTTTCTAACTTAGGAAACGTCTTTATTAATTTTTCCATCCCCTTAGGCTTTTCGAAAGGGTCCCTTAATTTTTCCATCCCCTTAGGCTTTTCGAAAGGGTCCCTACCGTCTTGGTACCCCTGCTTAGAGGTACGCACTAATTCATCCAGCTTCTCAACCATATTGTCGAGAGCTTTACTAAATTTAGTTTCGGCGTCTGGTTTGTTGAATAGAGCCATGATTCCTCGCCTCAGATTCGTTCTGGAGTTCTTTTATTATTCTGTCAACATACCACTTTCTCATAGCTATTGACATATTGTACGCTTCTTCCCCAGACATGCTAGAATGATAAACTAATCTAAACACTTCTTCATGAGTCATATTTTTCAATTTTTGTGCGTCCTCAATCGAGTTCAGGCCAAAAAAAGGAGGTTCCCATAGGAACTTCGATACCTCCTTCAAAATGACCACAATTCTCACATTCAAAATCGAGTTTCATGTCTACCCCAGCCGCATGCTCGTTAATGTATTTCCTAATATACAAACTGTCTTTTGCTGGCATAGACTCAATAGTGTCTCTGATAGTTTGTCTATCCTCTTCTCCATTGATTTTAAGGGTTTGAATGAACATCTTACCAGTAATGGGAGATTTGTTTTTGGAATTTTTAAGATAGGTGTCTAGTCTTTGCTGCATCCCCACTGTCCAAAATGCAAATGTGATTTCTGTACCACTAGGAGTAGTAACGGTAAACGTATTTTCACCAAGAATGTCAGGCTCAATCCTAATGCTTTCTTTTTCTACGCTCTCAAGACTATACATTACTTTCGATTTTTCCTCACACTCAGGACAGGATATTTCTATAGGATACTCATTTCCGTAGGCGTCTATCCTAGCGTTTAGGAGAATCCAATCTCTGTCCCCCGCAAGAAGTTTCTGAGGATCTACCTTTGTTCTTAGTACAGAGGACAACAACTTGTTAAACACCGTTCCGTTTCTAATAAACGTGGGGTTGGCCAAAATGTCCTCTTCCTTTGCTGTCATACTTTTAATAGACACGCTTTCGGGAAGACCTATTTTCCCTCTAGAGAGAAGGCTTATTTCATACTCGGTTACTCCCACGCCCTGTACGGGCTCGCCCACGGGCTCACCAACGTTCATGTCCACTTGTTTATCTGACATAATAACTCCTTCATATAATTTGAGCCACAGCTTCTACGAGTAAGTAGTTCCTGTGGCTCAAATTTTACTAAAACTAATACGGTCGAGTCTATACTACGCGACCTTGTATGCGCGATCGCAACGGAATGTTACCTCGATCATCACGGGAGCGTCAGTCTCATAGTCTAGCTCACCAAAGTTGGTAGACTGAGGCCATGCGCCCACGATCTGCCACGTTTCGAGCACAGTACCGTTGCCATCCAGCATCTTAATCCTGAAGTCTTTCTTATACGCCGCAGAAGGGAACCTTGCGCCCGTGGCAGGATCGCCCACCAGGGTAAGCCAATCCAAGACATCCTGAGCGGCATCCGCATCTACTGGATCGTAGAGAGTCAACGGAATCGGTTCGAACTCAAACCGTGAAGCCACGTATCTACGTAGGTTTAGATACGGAATCTCCATTTCACCGAAGCTAATAGTCGGCCTCTTCGTAGATTTGGCGTGATACGCATCAATTCCTTCTATTTCTATCACCCAATTGTACGCCTTTTTAGGCTCAAAAGAGTTGGGTGTCAGAGGGCTAATAATCTCTGCCATCTTTTATCTCCTTATTCGAACGATGCGCCTGAGCCACTGATGGTGAAGCTAATAGCGATAACCTCAGCAGTCTTAGTAGGCTTAATGAAAATCTTTCCAGCTAGTTTGTTCTGATCAATTACAGCAGCAGTATTAGTAGTCTCGTCGATGATCACCCTGTAATCGTAGACCCCACTCTCGGCCTTTACGTTTTCCATAAGGGCAACCACTCGGGCGCTCAGCTTGGACCACGTAATAGAATCGTTAGGCTCAAACAGATAGTCGGAAGAGTATTCCTCGACCTTCTTCTGGAGGTAGTTCATCAGACGCCTTACGTTCACTCTGTCAAGAGCTGTGTTCTTCTGCTGAGTAGTCTTCTGACCCCATACCACGGGACCATACCCAGGGAGGTTTCTGATGACGTTTACACCACTGTCGTACATGTCTTCCTGATTCGCCTCGGTAAAGATGTACTTGGGAGAAATATCGCCCAAAGCACCACGCTTGGCACCCGCAGGAGCGAACCAAGGCCAATTAACACGATCAGTGTATAGGTAAGCCTTAGCAACCCATCCATCAGCAGGGTGATATTTGTATCCATCAGTAGTATAGACACTAACCCACGGAGTATAGGCGGCGGCAAAGGAACTATTCCTAGCGATGGCCCAATCCGTCAGAGTTCCAACCGTGTTACTATCGGGAGCAGTAACTACTGCGATAGCCCCATAGGCTTCCGCAACTGTTTCTAGGGAGTCCACAGCAGTAGCCACATCACCAGCAGCTGAAGACAAGTGGGCGTCGGGCATGATCATAATATCTAGACCATCAGCCAATCCGTCAACGTTAGACGCGTCGGCATGAAGGTCAGCCAAATCCCTAGGATCCGTATCCATTCTGATTCCAGTTCCCCCATCAAAGACCGATCCTTGATCAGAGGCAGCGATGGGGTTAGAAGCGAAGAACGATCCGTAAGGATATCCCGCTTCAAGCAACCCCGTTCCCGTAGTATTAAAAGAAGCCCACGTGGTCGCGTTGTCGATGACGACTTTGATTAGGCTAGAAACCTGACCTCTTCCATCGGATCCAACGGCGTCCAAAACAGAAATACCGCTAGTGGGATCATTCAAGAATACTACGTTCTTGAAGACTTCCTTGGCTTTAAGGTTGGAGGCGTCTGCACCCCAGAAATCATACCCGTTAAAGGTCAGACCAGCAAGAGCCGTAGTGGCCGATGCGTTGTAATACTGATCACTCTCATAGATGTAAAGGTTATATTGCCTAGGCCCACCACCAGGAGCTACGGTGCTAGAAGCTTCAATGAGGTATACGGGCCTGTTTTCGGGTTTGTATTCTTGGTCGTCGCCGCCGCCAGCAGATAACAACTGGAATTTCAATCCCGAACTGTTCCCACCGTCCTGAGCACCAAGGTCGGTTGTTTGAGCGTATGCGGCACCAGTCTTAAGAAGCCTGTAAACGTATAGTTCGTCAGTTTCAGACAAGAGAGTTTTGGCAGCCTGAGGACCGTAGTATTGTGACAGCCCATCTGTGGTTAGTCCGTACGTCTCTGAGGACAATCCACCAAAGATCTCTTTGAATTCACCCCAGTTAGCTACTTTAATCCAAGTCAGAGCGGGACCTTTTTGGAAGTCGCCGACTAGTCCTATCTTGGAATCATTCGCGAAGCCCAGAGTGTAGGCTGAGTCATCGATAGTTTCGAAGTAGACACCTGGGTATGTTTTTGTAATTGGCATTTCCTCTCCTTACAAGGTATCAAGCCAAGCTTGATAGGCTTCGTCAACTGTCATGCCTTTTTTGGCGTTCGAAACCTCGATATCGAAACTCGTTATATTACCAACGTGGGACGTTTGATTAGAAACGTCCACTAGGTTTCCTCTAAGAGTTGTTCGAATAACGCTACTAAAGATTCTTTCTTCATCTAGATCATACGCAGTTGAGTCGTCCGAATGATCATCGAACCTCATATGCTGCACAAATCCATTTAAATTTAAATAGATTTCGCCAGTTGAAAACGCCTGTAGAATTTTTTCAGTTATACTGTTATGTTCGGTTATGAAGTTACTTACAACTGTTATTTCGTACGGTACGTCAATAGGTACGGGAGCGGGAACCCAAAATACTTGTTTAGCAGATGGATCTACTTCATCGTTTTGGTATTGAATAAACAGCTTGGCATTTGGATGTCTGTATCTCTCTTGAGTAAAGTTAGGCGCCTGCCTACGAATAAAAACGGCAGGAAGAGTTCTTACCCTTCCGTAGTCCATGATCACGTTTGTAGACGGATCATACTGGTACTTCCATCTTTGGTATGACGAGTAATAAGGAGCGATGTTACTCCCGTCTAAGTTTACCAGAGCACAACTAGCATCCAGCCAAGTTATAACGGCTTGATCCATGTCTTTGAGTAAAGAATTAAGAGGCATTAGCTACTCCCTATGTAATAACTGTAAAGTCTTCGGGGTATCTAACATTAACAGCATCAACCCTCAGTTGTGTATGGGTTCCAGACAATCCAAAAATTCGGTTTTCTTTGTTGGCGTATTTTACTTCGTACATTCGATCTTCCCATTCTATAAAATCTCCTTCTCTTACCAGAATGTCAGAATAGGTACTGCTAGTATCAGCTACAGAGTTGATGTAATCAGTGTCAAAATAGAGAGTCAACCCATATTTATGGTCTATCCCCATCCTCTGGTTTACTAACTCTGGGGATAACGTTTCAATAAAACATTCGACGTTTTCCCATTTGTACATTCTGTAGTCTTCCCGTGAAGTGACTTCCCCATAGAATGAGTCATAAGATCCTTCTGAAACAGCTTCTGTCTGGGTTAGATCGGGCCTATAGATGTCTACTGTCTGTTTAGCAAGATCCCCAATTAGCTCTTGGGACCACTGCCTAAGCCAGTACACGTCTGGATTACTTACATAAAAGTTAGTTGTCATATTAACCCATCGTTAACGTGTCTGGTGAAGGGGTGTACTGCAGTACCCTCTGTAACGCTTCAGCTTCAAGAGCTTCGTTCTCCATCAACGCGGATTCCATGGCCTTTTCTAAGATATTGCGTAGGGATTCTCTAAGTTCATCTTTTTCTTGCCTAGCCTCATCTAGAAGAGAAGGACCATCCAAAGAGATTTCACTGTTGGGAACAGGTACACTAGTGTATTTCCCCCTGATTCTACCCAATACCTCTTTTGCAGAGGAAAGAGCCCATTTATGGATCCAGCGTTTTCCTATACTGTTAATATAGGTGTATTCAAGCTGAAAATAGGGTATATTAGCTAAATTGGCAATAGTACCTTCGGCACCAAGCTCATCCGACTCATACGGATTTAGAGGGATCTGGTAGTCCATCCACACTTTACCTGCCGCTACCTGAGAGACTTCGCCACCAGGATAGGGGTATAGAGTAATGCGCTTGTTGTTCTCTATTACCGAATAGTTGTTCCTTCTCACCTTAGCGGACATCTCGTGCTGAGCACCTCTTAGGATGTCATAGAAGATGGGCATACTGTGAATGGGAGTTTCTGCGGTATACGAAAAACCAAACGCTTCAGCGCCGATGTTAGCCCCCATGTTATAGGGATCATAAAACTTAAAGATCGTAGACGGAGGGTACCAATTGATCTCGTTAATCTCCATCTTTTTTCGATCCAGAGTTCTTCCTGTCAGCCTAGTACCGCTTTCGTTGTATATGAGTATGGAATAGGGGGACTTAAGCGTTACCTCAATGGGTTCTGGATCAACGGGCCAACCACCCTCTGGCAAAGGAGAGTAATGTACTGCCGTGTTACTAATGTCCTCGATGGTGTCCGTTAGGTGGACTTCCAGAGTAGATCCACTAACATTCAGATGACTGAAGTAGTCATCGATGTTTACTTCTTTGTAGTCGGTAGCTGTGATCGACCTTCTCATGGTCAACACTACTTCCCAGTTAGACGCATCCGCTTGGGTGATGTTGGTAGTACCCGCCAGAGTAAAATCAACTTGAGTAACATCGTTGTCGTTGTATGTGGTGTTGCTGTACTCTTCGTTGTCGTACTCTCTGCTTAGAAGATCGTAGTTCTGCTGATTGGCAACAGAGTTAAAATACGCCCTCTGCTCGGTGACGTTACCACCTGCGCCCACCAATTCTGAGTATTTATTGGTTTTCTTCAGTAGGAATCCAAAGGTACTGAGTACCCTACGCTGGGAGATGTTAATAACATCGGCGGGATTGGGCTCGGTAGTCGCGCCCCCAGAATCGAAAGTATTTGCGAGATTGTCCAGCGCAGACCATTCGTTTATGATCGCGGAATACTCTTGGAGAGCATCATCGATCGCCGAATCGTAGTGGACGGTAGCGAGTTCTACCTGTATGCCCGTGTTGGCGGCGTTGCTGGGGTCATCACCAAGCATGGCTTTACACCAGTTGATAACAATGTCCCTGTCACTGTTGGCGATAACGTCTTCGCCAAAAAGTAATCTACTATTGTGTGTATACGACATGGCCTTCCCTTGGTTGAAAACAAAAGTCTCTTTAGTATAAGTAGTTTGTTATACCTACAGAAAGAGGGGGAGCGAATGCTCCCCCTCTCATTTTGTCAACCAAAATCACTACTACCAGCTTAGTTAAGCTTAGTAGGATTCCAGGCCGCTCCACGTCCGATGTTGAACGCTCTCTCAGCGTAGCCGAAGCCACCACTGTAGATCGCGCTACCCAGACCAGCAGTAGGCCATCCAGTGATATTGATGCGACAGAAGAAGTCCGACCTAATCAGCTTCTTACCATAACGAGTCATCAGACCCTTACGGGGTACGAAGGTGTTAGGATCGTATACTGTCGGCGTGATCATTACGGGTACATACGGAGAGTAGACGTATCCTGACTCCAGGAAGCTACTACCAGTGTATCCCATGATCGCAGTCGAAGCTGGCATGTAAGGATCAACGTAGACCTTTACACGGTTCTCAAGGAGTCCAGCCAACTGCATACCACCACTGAAGTTGATAGTCTTGTCGGTGTCGTTCCTCAAGAAGGCACCAGCGAACTGCAGAACAGTCGCGAACTCAGGGCTTACGATAATCCAGTTACCGTAGCCACGGAGCGTCTTCTTGTGGATCGCGTTCGAACCAGCCATTACGGCCTCAACGGCAACCCTGTACCTATCGTGCGCAGTCTCACCAGCGGAAATAGCGGCACTGATATCGACTTCGATCTCAGTTCCAGCAGAGCCGATAAGGTCACGGATGATCTCACGATCGATCTCCATGGCAACCTCGTCGCTCATTACGCTAGTAAGCTCCTGCTCAGCATCGATGCTGTGATAAGCCTGAAGGTCCTGCTGAAGCTCAGGAGTCCACTTGGTCTTCAGTTTGCGAGTCTTCGCAATGATAGGTGAACTCTTGACCTCAAGGTTCAGTTCCTTGATGTTCGATGTATCTTCACCAGGGAGCAAGTAAGACTCGTTCAGAGGCTGGTTCATGTTAGCGCCGACCTCAAACGGGTTGTGTCCGAAGTTAACCCTGATGTCTAACTGTCCTGTGGTTCCCGTAGTCCAATCGATGCTGTCATCGCAAGTCTCAGTACCATCTAGAGTGTACAGCTTAGTGTTGTTATTAACAACGTCTAGAAGGTCACTAAGATCTCCCGATCCACCTGCACCATCGAAGAACTCAAGACCAAGCGTGTCACCACCGTTAAGCTCTAGCTTAACCTGATTCGACGCTTCGGGAGTTCCCGTTACAACGTAGAAACGTACCCACTTTGTAGGATCGTTCGACGGAGTTGCGGGGCAAATGTACACTTCAGGAAGACTGTACTTATGCAGATTAGTTACAGGATCATCTGAGAAGCCGTCCGCGGTCACCGCATACGGAGTGGTGTCCTGGCCCATAACTTCAGGGTTGGACGGCGACCCCGTGTACCACGCGTACTCGGCGTCTACGTCAAGGGCAAACTCGTGAGTGTTAGACGCACCCATTCCGTAGTACCCCAGCCAATAGTCACTACCCATTCCGTAGCCGTTGTTGTAAAGGAGTTCGTCCATTACACGGTGGCCCTGGTCATCAACAAAGTCGATGTAGAAGCACAGACCAGAAGGAAGGCTCATAGGCTGAACACTAACGATATCATTGGCCAACAGACCACCAAATACCCTACGAACCATAGGGAAGATAGTAGTGTTATAGCCTTCGGCATCGGCAGTGTCGGCCTCGTTGATCATCCACTGGCTTTCATTCTCCAGAATCTGAGCAACTACGCCACGCTGGTGGTCATCTTTAAGACCCTTCAGGAGTCCAAACTTCGACCACTTCTCCATAAGCTCATGGTTAAGCTCAGGAGTGTGCTGAGGCTGGAACTTAGTAGCGTCATGCGCTGCTGCCTGCAGGATCTCACTTGTAAAAGTTCTATTCTTTTTCATCTTGTTCTCCATAGATGTCAAGACCGCAATTGAACTCTAGCCTTTTTCTGTTTCTCTCGGAAATCAGGGGTTTTGCCTGTTCGCTTTTGGTCTTTCTCTTTGGTTTTTTCTCTTTACTCTTGATCAAATCATCCTTTTTCTTTATGCTCTCCGTCAAAGAACCGATTCTTTTGTCTTTTCTAGCTAACTCTTTTTTAACGGATTCTAACAACTCAATTATGTCAAAGTCAACGGACTCCATAGTGTCCGATGGCCTTGGATTTCTTGGTGGCGGCGGCTTGGGGGTGTCATCAGTTCCACCCTCTCGACCTGCCGATTTTCCACCTTTTTCTTTCCACTCTTTAGCTCCCATTTGAGAATGCATTAGGCTAAAGAATCTGTTTACTATGTCTTGAACGTCCCCATCCGTTTCAGCGGATTTAAGGGCGTTGACGTATTTCATCAAAGTGGTCAACAGTGACTTTCTCACCGTTTCCGCTTCAGGGCTTACCCCAGCTAATCCTTCTGGCTCTAAGTCCATTCTCTGATCGATTGGCTCGGGCTGCTCTTCCTTCTGTATGGTAGCTCGATCTATACTAGACTCTACCTTAAGGTCTTTAAGATCTTCAAGCAATTGTCTAGATGTACCTAGGTACACATACTCTAAAAGTGTGTCTCCTAGCATCTGTCACCTCCAGACTAGTCTGAAGAGTTTTCGTCGATGCCCGCCAGATACTGCATTCTCTTAACATCCACGTCAGGAATATCGACTGGCGAGGATCCAGAATTCTTTTTACCCTTAGGCAGAAGCTCATTGATAGACTTGCCTCTGGTGCCAAGAGCAAAACTTTCATCTAGCATCTTGTTAAGGGTGGCAACCTCGCCGAAGCTATTAGCCTCATCGATTCTAGTGATCAGATCGATCTTTCGCTCTTCACTTAGGTCGTACTTAGCTAGAATCTGGTTAGTAACAGCCAGCTTATGGTTGAATAGTTCGGACTCATTAAGCCTGCCCTCTAACTTAGCTAGCTTCTTGGCGTTGATTTTATTCTTGGCACGAATCTTCTTAACCTCGGATACGAGCTTCTGGATCGGACGCAGGATAGCCTCCATATAGGGCTCATCTGCTAGTTCGTCCTCTTTCTCTTCCTCGTCGGAGATTTCGTCATCGTAGATCTCGATGATTTCCTCTTCCTCTTCGTCCTCGATGGGCATCTCGTCATCAATGAGTAACTCTTCATCAGCAGGCTCATCAATAGGCTCTGCCTCGATATCCAGGGTGTCACCCGTAATCTCATCCTCGCCACCAATTTCTTCCTCGGGCTCGGGCTCGATGTCTTCAAGAGGGTTTTCTTCCTCTTCAACACCCAGAAGAAGCTCTTCTTCTTCGTCCTCAACAGGTACGTCTACGCCTTCGATGCCAGAAGTATCGGCCTCTTTATTCAAGAAGTCAGGCTTCTCATCCTTCTTCTCTTCGTCATCGCACTCTTCCTCTTCCGTAATAGAAGCGTCTAAGTCCTCCATCTCAGTAAGGAAAAGATCCCTGATCCTCTTCTTATTTTTCTTCATGCTTTCTCCTTAGTTTCTTTCTAGTATCCTAGCGGACACCTTATTGAATCCAGACACATCTACTGCTTGTTTTGGCTCCTTCTCCTCACTTTCATGCAAGAAAGCTCCATGAGTAGAAGGCATGGATACTAAATCAAAACCAATCAAGTTAAAGTCATCTTGTACGACAGTGCCTTCTTCGCTTTCAACCACGCTTCCGACGCCTCGGGAACTGATGCCAAGTTTCACGTTTTGTGCGATCAACTGCTTGGCAATCTTTCCTGCGGGAGTATCGAGAATCTCAACTTCCCCCATTACGTCATCGGCTTCCCACCAAATGTTAGTCACCAAGTGGGATGTGTTCGAAAGATTAACTTCGGCAGAGTTTGGATGATCCAATTCTCCCAACGCTCTTCGTTCTTTTATCAACGGAAGGTACTCTTCGATTTGTTTAGCCAAGATCTCTCTAGGGTAAACTCTCCCGTTCCGATTCTTTTTATTAGCACTCTGAAGAATACCTCTAATCACCAAAGGACCACCCGAAGCAATAGCATCCTGGGCCTCTTTGATAACTGAATCGTTTATATTAATTAGTGTGTACTCAGCTAAAATTCCACGCATTATTCGTCCTCACATTCTCCTATGATGGTTTTCATCTCAAGGAGTAGGTCTTCAAAGTCCAAATAGGACTTCATGTAGGATTCAAGCCTGATACCTTTTATGGCCTGGACTTGATCTTTGGATGCGGTTTCGATGGCCTTCCTTAGTTCATTGAACTTTTTGATTATAAGGGCAACCACAGCAGCACTTACGCCAATTTTCCCTGCGGTCCCCAATTCTTCGATCAGAGCGGCTCCCCCAACCACATCTTTTTCAATTGAGTTATATCTATCATTGAAGAACTCAAGTATAGGGAGCGGGGATGCAAAAACCTCTACCAGAAGTTTCTGTTCCTCTAATGTCAGACTTCCTTTTGAAGCCACTCTCAAAAGAGCTACTTTGTCTGAAAAAGTGCCGTTTTCGCTGGTTTTGAGGGAGCTACCAACGTATTCTCCCTTGACGTGTTCAATCACGCTTTTTTTAATTTCTGAATTATCTTTTCCAGTATACTCGGAGTCGATCAAGTAGCTAATGTTGGAGAAAGCGCTGTCGTAATCTTCGTCCATGTTCTCGAAAGTATCCTCGATCTCTTGCAGAACTCCCGACCTCTTTAGAGAGTGAAGTAGCGTGGAGAAGGATTCCACCGTAGTCTCATAGGAAGGAAGCTTCTTTAGGGTCTTGGCGACAAAACTGGAAGCTCCAAGCTTGGACGACTTCCTATTCAGTAGGGTGTTGAAAACTATAGCCTCTCTAAGAAGGGGGGACTCCGAATGAAAGTTCTTCTCGATGAGATCCATGTATACGGCTGCTCTCTCTGAGTCCCCATAGAAGGTAGACTCTACTAGTGAGTAGGATAACATTTCAAATATCAATCCTGAGTTAAGCATTCTTCTTCTCTCCCTCTAAGATACAAATGACATCTTTGAACACGGTTTTACTACTTTCGAAAGCCATGGGCTCCGTCGTTGGCTCTTTAGGGACCCCAAATTGATTATTGTTTTCAGCGGGCTCAGGTACATCTGGACCAGCTTCATCCCAAGCCTCTTCTCCAAACATACCCCCCTCGCCACCATCAAGCTCTTCATGGTTGTTCGTTTGAATTCTCTTAAGTTCTCGTCTGATTTCTTCTTTAGACAGATTCAAGAACATTTCCATAGCAGTTTCAACAGACAACGCTTGATCCTTACCAGTTACTTCTTTAAAGACGGCTACTCTTCTTTCCCAAAGTTCAAGCTGCATAAGCTCGGCCTGATGAGATGGGTTAGTCATCTTAAGATCAAAACTCTCAATATCCTCTGGAGAGAACCCCTTCATGAAGAGGTGAATTACGGCCATTCTGGTTAGTCCCGTTAGAAACACCCTTTGGATTCTTTCAATAGTCCTAGAGAATCTTACGTCTTCTTGAGAAAGAAGGCTCTTTGCAGAGATGTCTTCCTCATACGATAAGTAAGCTTTGGGGACCTTAAGCACGGCGAAGAGCTTGGCCTGCATGTACTGAACGTCATCGATGTCGCCAAGGTTCTGTGCACCTGGGAGAGTGTCGATCCTAGAGCTTACGCCACCCCTCGACGCGACAAAGTAATCCTCGTCAACGGCCATCGGATTATATCTTAAGTTCATTAGCCCACTGGACTGATTCTGTACGATAGGAGCTTTCTTTAGTTTGTTTTTTACTGTTTCGATGTAATCGGGAATGTCTTTAGGGCTCATATTTCCGACTTCGATATTAAACACTCGACGCTCGGGGGATCTCGTGATCCTGTACACCAACATGGCATCCTCAAGCATGTTTAACTGCTTCCACACCCTACGTCCCGCATCTAGAACGGACTTTCCGTAGGGGAAGTATTTGTCGTCCATGTCCAAACAGAAATGCGTTATATTAACGTCATCGATGTACTTTCCATCTTTTGTCTGAATCATCGGAGCCATCGCCCTCTTGGCGCTTTGCATTATGGCCCATTTGTATCTTATTTTTTCTGGATGCTCTTCGTCGTATCCATGCTCTTTTTCGATGTCAACGGCGGGTAGGGGTATCATGTTGGTTATACCCTTTCCTTCTTCCGTGTGGATGAACACGAAGTAGTCACCATACTTACAAAGAGTCCTAGCCCAAGTCCATGCGTTGTTCTTTATATCCACTGTGTTCTTAAAAAAATCCTCCAGCTCATCTTTTACTTTGCCAGAGGTAGCTTTAATCTGCAGTAGTTTGTCTTCTTCATTGAAGATAGTGCTTTCATCTGCGTAAATATCAATAGCAGATGAGACAATGGGTTCGAACTCCATCATCTCGAAATCTTGGTATCGGTATTTTCTTTCTGTTCCGCTACTGTCGGTGTTTTGGGAATAAAAAGAGTACTGAACCTTATCAGCCAGCGAGTTGATAATCTGCTGGGTAATACTAGGATCTCTATACGCTTTTGAAGCTACATTGTTGGGGTCATCTAAAAGCTGCTTTAAATAGGAGTAAGCTGTTTTGTCCCTTCCTACTCTTTTCCCCGATTGCAATATAGTGCTGCGGCGTGCTGGTGTTCTCATTTTATCCTCTTATCCTCTTATCCACTGATTAACCATGATAAATCACCAAATTCGGGATCTTGCCATGGATTGCTAGGTGGTCCCACATCAACATGTGGGGCAAACACTTCTGCGTACGATCGTTGTTCTCCAGTGTAAATTTCCATCAACTCACTACCCGATTCTTTCAAACCGTCCGATCTTAAATACGCACCAATCGCGATACTAATAGTCGCATCATCGTTATACCCTTTCATCGCCTGGGCCTTACCCCGATACCAGATGAAAACAGTTATCTCATCTAAAAGCCTTTTCGAGTATAACTTAAACCCTTTTGTATTAACTGATTCAATAAGAGCATCGATTACCATAGGACGAATCGTCGTTGAGTTAGTAAACCCTGGTACTTTTTTATGGTCGGGAGTGTATTGAAACGGGTTCTTCACTCTCATGTTCATCTTGTCAGAATAGTAAATGTTCCCGTATTTTTCGATTACACCCGTTACCGTACTCCAACCTAATCCGTTGTTTTCTACGGCCAATAACGCTTTATTATAAGTAGTAGCCGCCGTAATTAAAAGATCTGCGAAATCCGTAGTGGGTATCTGATACTTGAACTCTTCCACTTGCTCCATAGTCTCTAGATCTATTACTTCATAGGCGGAGTAATCTTTACCATCCCCTCGGGCGGTATCACCAACCACTAAGTATCTATGCCCTTCTATAGGGTCTTTCCATCTCCAGATGGCGTTAGCAACTCCGAATTTCTTTTCAGGTGGGCGCACCATGTTCTTTTTGTACCACTTAATAACATCAGGATCAATAACCGTGTCACCCGATGCGATGAAGTCACATTCGTGCTCCTGGGCCATTTTCCTTCTGTCGAAGTTCATGCCCTTGAAAACGTCGTCATACCATTTTTGATCGCGTTCTGGGTGTAACTGCCATGGGAGGGTGATGGGCTTGAAGTTATTAAGTTCGTTTTCCGCGTCCATGAAGGTCTTGTGGAACCAATTACCCTGACCATTGGGAGTGGAAAGGGCAATCGCTTTACCACCCGTCGATAGGGTCGGGTAAGCAGCAGTCCATAGCTCATCGATGTTTTTAATGAACGCAGCTTCATCTAGAACAAGCAAGGACAGCGCTTCGGATCGCCCCGCTTCATCAGAACTAGTAGACGCCTGACAATTAGATCCGTTAGATAGGGTAACCTCAAGCTTGTTATCTGAAGATAGGGCGGGTCGTATAAATTCAGGTAGAGCATTCATGAACAGCTTTACCTTCTTGATAAAGTTGATCGCAACGCTCTGTTTGATAGCGACTACCAGGATTTCTTTATTGGGATTGAATATCATGAACCAAGCTACATAACCAGCCATTAGGGTAGACAGACCTAACTGCCTACCCTTAAGGATGATCATATGCCCGTCATCTTGAATTGCTCTTAGCGTATCCTTCTGAAAAGGATACATTCTGAAAGGAACCACGCCCCGTATCGGGTGCTTTACTTTTCCATGATTTTCTAGGAAATATTCACAACTCTTAGCGCTTTCAAGAAACTCATGTTTCTGTTGCTCTAGAGTGTATACTCCCATTTTATTATCGCCTCTCTCCATTTTTTTAGGTCTGCGGATCCTTCAGTCCTTCTGTTCCCTCTCCCCATATGGAGCACTACAGGGACCCCATTAAGTGTGTACGCTTCCCCACGTATCCCTAATTTCTTGGTAATTTCTTCAGAAAACGGGAGACAAACAAATGAGTACCCAGATTTGGTTACATCGTCCCCCATTTTCCATCCCGTATCTTTAAGTAGTCCGTTTTTCTTTACGCCGATTTCAGATATCTCGTCACGAAAGTTTACGCTGTCTAAAAATTCTTTGGTCTTGAAAAAAGACATAAATACAACAGGGAAAGAGTCTCTTTGGTACTTTTTATACTTGGTAGGGAAACACGCACCTACTACTATTTTTTTATCAGTCAACTCATCTATTAAATCAGTATCCCAGTTTGGTTTTACAAAAGCCGTGTCTGAATCCGCTATAACTCCGTATTTACAACCTTTGTCCATATGCTGTAAGATCTCATGGATACCATTAGAGTGTTCCCAACACCCACTTTTAGACACTATGGAACCCCAATTTTGGCTATTCTCTAAAGTCAAAACTTTAACTGTAAACCCAGATTCAGTTAGAATCGTTACAGCTTCAGAAGTTTCCTCACCCACTGTTTTTACGGAGAGATTTTCCATAAGATATTCTGTTGCATGGCGGTCCACCGCCCCTATAACAAACTTCACTCTTTTAGGATCACTAATAGTCCTGTGTATACTCTCCATTAAGAATTTTGCGTGGCATGCGCCTTTTTGTGTAACCACAAAACCCACCTGTATGTCTACCATCATCTTCCTCCCTTACAATCATACTGCCGTATAGCCTCTACAATGCGCTCTCTATCTTCCTCCGTAACCCACCACCCCACAGGGATTGAAGTGATTCTTTTGTCCAATGCGTTGAGGTTAGGTAACTCAGACGAGTACTCAGACACACACGTGTGTATGTCATTTCTTTCATGTACTTTACTCACTGAGATCCCTTTTTCTCCCATAAAATCCATAAACTTTCGATTGTTGTCCACCAATAATGAGTATATCCAAAATGCCGATGTCCTGTTTGAGTGCCTGCTAAGAGTAGTTACATTCTCTAACCCCTTTAGCTGCTCGTCATAGAAACCAGCGTTAGATTGATGAGACTGAACAACTGCGTCAACGTACTTTAGATTTTGAATCCCAACGGATGCGTTAACATCATTCATATGGAACTTAAATCCCCATTCATCTATGTTCTCTTCACACCTAAAGTCTTTTTTGTTAGTATTCCTGTCTATACCGTACCATCTTAATAGCTTAGCACGATCACACAATTCTCTATGGGGAAGCAACAAGGCTCCGCCATCGATTGACGTCAAGTGTTTGATGGCCTGAAAACTAAAGGTGGCCATGTTCCCCGTAGTGCCTACAGGGTTTCCCTTATAGGTAGACCCAAAAGAGTGTGCACAGTCTTCTATGATAACGGGGCTGAATCCGTATTTCTCCCTGGCCCTAGCTTGGATACTTTTAAGCTTGTCTAAATCTAGAGGGTAACCACCCCAATGGACGACCATGATAACCTTTGTTTGTGGAGTTATCTTCTTTTCTAGGTCATCCAAGTCCATATTCAGGGTTGTTGGGTCTACGTCTACCCATTTCAATCGTAGGCCGTTCGCCAGTAGTGGCCAGTTTGTTGCAGTACACGTTAGGGGAGTAGACAAAGCGATGTCCCCGTCCTCAATTCCTGGCCAATCATTTAGTACTCCCACTAGCCCTTGATACGCGTCCCTGTATTCTTTACGGGGCTTTTTGAGCATGTGTATCGCTAAATGCTCTGCAGAAGTGGCACTATTAGTAGTCACTACGAAGGGATGGTTGAACTTAGCCTCTAACTCTTTTTCAAATTCGTCTACCATAGAACCCTGACCGATGTACCCACTACCAAGAATTTCAGAAGCAGCTTCGATAGCGTCTGAAGACATGTACACTTTAAACAGAGGTATTACTTTTTCCATGCGTTTTCCTCATCAGTATGTCGTTATTAGTTTCTTGTACAGGCTTAAATCCAACTTTCTCATACACACGTTTTGCCGCAGAATTTGTGTGGAAGACTCTAACATAGAAGTCTGAAATTCCGTATTCGTCATTAATCATGCTCATAAAAAGAGGGTATATCTTCGTACCTATCCCCTTCCCCCTCCACTCAAAGGCTAAATCAGCACCTATAAAAACAGACCCATTTTCATAGTCCCATTTAGATGTCCTAAAATACCCTATAATGTCCCCGCTTTTTTCTATCATCCACCAATTCGGGTTTTTAGTAGTAAACCACTCTTTTGTGTCTGATTCTGAAAACTCTCTACCGTCATGAAGAACGTATCTACAACTGTTCCTAACGGAAACAACAAACGGCAGATGCTCTTTTTCCATTTTAACAAACCTAAAAACCGTTTCTTTCATATCAACGCCGCCTCCCAATCATCGGTGTTGTTCTTTTTCGGGTTCCAGTTTTTCTCTAAGCCCATATATTGTCTGACCACACACTCACACTCTGTAATGGCGCTTTTTACCCCAGCCCCAATAAGACCGTAATCGTGTAACACGATATCGGGAGAAGCACCATTCCGATAACACCTTTCTATGTCCATCTTCACATATCTATGTTCGTGGTTGACGTCAATAAAAACAAACTCCATACCATCAGCACAATTGACTAAAGGGGCTGTTCGTTCATCATATAGATCTAGTTCCATGAACCTAACATAATCGGCCAACCCCGCTTTCTCCAATAGTTCTTTAGCTTTAGAAATCCTAACAGAATCAACATCGACAGCAAAAACCATTCCTTTTGTCACTCTCGCTGCTTCTGCAAGGAACACCGTAGTGTTGCCCGTATCACACCCTAGCTCCAAAATGTTTCTATACCCGTTTTTTACGATGTAAGAATACAACTGAAGCTTAAGAGCAGATGTAGTGGTAGTTTTATAGTCGGGTTTATCTTTTACTAAGTCTAACAACTCTTTAAGTCTATCCATTTAGCACCTCTTCAAACACAGCCAGATATTGGGAACACACGTTGTCGATGTTTCTGATTTCTACGTTTCGAACGAACCTTTGGTATTGTTCTAATACACGGCCCAAGGCGGCGAAAAACAAAGTGGGGTCCAAAGATTTTACTGCAACCCCGCCACGTCCCAAGACTTCAGAGTTACTCCCACTGTCATTAACAATCGTAGGTAATCCACAAGCTTGGGCCTCTATCAAGGCATTTGAACACGGTTCGTCTATAGTGGGGTGCACATATACGTGGTGTTGATCATATAGATCTGCTAATTCCTTTGAAGACACAGCTTTCACGTGTTTAATATTTCGAAAATGATAGTCTACCCTCCCCACAAACGTGACTATGGGAACAGATTGGCCCATCATCTGTCTCCACCCCAAGTCAGTGTCTAAGTCTATCCAAAATTGTAATCCTTTCTTGGGGTTTGTACTCCAACTAGATCCTATTACCTTTGTACTTCGAATACTCGTTGGGTCTTGTCGAAGTTTTGGGGTGAAGATGTCTAAATCAGTACCATTGAGGATTACACAATGGTTACTCCCTCTCCACCCCAATCTTTTATTTTCTTTACAACTCCAACGAGATTGAAAGATAGTCCAATCAGCCTTCTTATTGATCTCAAAGATGAAATCATCTTTTTCTTTATCTTTTCCCCTTACAAGCTGGATCGGTCCATCGATGCGGTGTACGATCTTTTTTCCATCCTTTTTCCACTTATCGATCCTATCAATACTCTTAGAGTTAAAAGAGTTAATAAGGACAACCTCAGCATCAAAGTCAGAATCGGTGGACACCTCTATACCCCTCTTTTGTAAAGACTTGTATAAAGCTTTAAGGAACTGATTCCCACCGCCCCACGGGCCGTCAACGAAGTCTACTGCGATGTGGACTTTTGGCTTAATCATTCCTTCTCCAAATTCGGTTGCCATCCCCGAAATCCCCATATACGAGAGTGAATTTACTTTTTAGTAATGACAAGTACGCTGATCTTTCTTTTTTAGCAGACAAAAGATCTGGACCATCATGGTTGTAACCGTCATGGTGATTAACAAAGTTTTCTATGTACACAGCTTTGGAGGACATTTGGATATAGAGATTGGCGACCGCTTTCAACGGGGACGGAACGTGTTCCATAACTTCGTAGCAAAAAACTAAATCTAGTCTGTTCCTGTATTTGGGGAGTTTGTTGGGTTCTATTGGATGGGGTTCCAGTTTAATATCCAGTTTATTATTTTGTATCGCTTTCTTCAGTCTCCATTTTGCAAACTCAAAAGGTTCACAGTCCACATCAGATATCACAAAGGTCACGCCATTATACCTCTTAATGATGTCTGAATTAGCAAGTTCGGTCAGGATGGGAGCAGACCCACACCCATACTCACATATGGTCATCCCGTCTCTCAATGTCCTGTCATATATGGGCAGGTACGAAGAATCTTTATGCCTTACGCATTGTCTTAAAGAGGAAAAAGACCCACACTCTTTGTAGAAAGAAAAGATGTCCTCTTGCGTTACTCGTTTTTTCGCCGCCCATACATTGTCGATCTGTGCGGCATCCCCCTCTAGTCGATCGCACGTAATGGATCCAGGAGTAAACTCCCTATAGGTCCCCCTGGTACCTAACCTTAAGGCTTCCTCAGGGGTTATGTTGTAGTACTCGCATACATCATCATACCAATTACTCATTGTTCTTCTCCGATAGCCATGCTGTGTACAACTCCCTTATCACTTCATCATAAGACTTAATCATCTTTTTGTACTCAAAACTAATCGCGGATTCGAAATTCTTCTTCATCATCAATGCGATATCTTTCTGTTCAAGACTATACAACCTATTCGCCATCTCTTCTTCGTCTTGACAGATGCTGAACGGGTGCAACACTCTGGGTGCGGACCCACATCGGGTACTCAAGATAGGCTTTTGAACCAAAGCAGCTTCAAAAATGGCCTGGGGTCCTCCCTCGTACCTGCTAGTAACGAGGTACATATCGATGGCGTTATAAAGGGCCAGCAGATCATTTGGGGAACACTTCTCGAAATAGGAATACGGGATCCCTTCTTTTTCAAACTGTTCGATAATCCAGTCACGTCTGTACCCTGCCAAAACAACGTGAACATCCTCTCCCTGATCCTTCAAAGCCTTCATGATAGCAACTAAACGATCAGGACCCTTTTCAAGCTTCGGACCACCCGTCTTCCCTTCGGTGTCCCTTTGGAAGGATCCGAATACCATCGTTTCTTCTTCTGCAAGGACAGGCATTAAAGATTTAAGCTTATCACTATTCTTAATGTACCCAGCCAACTTCTCCGCACCCCACTTCTTCCAAAAGTGCGGCTGACACCAATAATTCTGGAGCAAAACCTTCTTTTCGGGCAATAGCTTCTCTATTACTCTCAGGGCAAAGGGGTCATAAGTAAAGTAAGCATCAATGTGCGCATCCCGATCGCGATTCAAGAAATCAGAACCGACAAACTTCTCGGGTACGATATGGTGGTGGGTAGCGATAACGAACTTTTCTTCAAGAACCTCTGGACGTATTTTGTACCACATGTACGGAGCCATCAACCAAATGATATCGGCATCTCTGGGATCCGACACAACGCTAAAACTTGTTTCATCCCTATATTCTTCCGCGATTCTGTCAACGATCCATTCTTCAGCGGCGTCCTGTACATGGATTTTGATGTTATTCGACATTCTTTCTCCTTAGGATCACTAGTCCCTGATCTTTTTCTGGTCCTCGCTGCTGTTCGATGTCTTCGAACAAGTGGCCCCTAAACTCAACAAGTACGGCGTCCCAATCACCCTCAGCGACCACATCATCCACCACTTTAGTAACTCCAGAACCCCATTCACAATTGTAGTCATCAAACAAGATGATCCCTTTTTCGGAAACAACAAATTCCGATGTGTAGAAATCGCGCATGATTGTTTTTGGGTCGTCATGATTTCCGTCTATGAAAGCCATGTCGAATTGACCCTTGTACCCTGATGGGTCCCAATCTTTAGAGTTCGATGTGATAAACTCGATGTTCAGCTTTTCTTTAAAAGGGATGGCATCGTAGAAATCCTTGTTAGACATGTGGGCTTCCACATAGTTCACCGCCGTTTTTCTCTTCTGGTCGAACGGTAGGATATCAATGGTGGTAACGTGCTCTATCTGAGGAAGACGGGACAAAATGAAGGACGTGGTACCTCTTCCCGTTCCGATCTCAAAGAACCTCTTCACGTTACGCTCGATAGCCAGAGCATTGATTAGGTGCTGCTGCTCTGTACCGTATCTAGATCGTTTCCCTGGTGGCCTAACTCTGGTCTTGGTCAGTTTGCAAATGGCAGAAACCAAAACCTCATGGTCTTTCCAGTTGTACCCGACAGAATCGAAATACTCTTGCAGGGTCATCTTATTCACTTAGAACCTCCTCAAAAAACTCAATGTACCTAGCGGCGGTTGATCTGATGTCTATCCAGAAAGGCCGATCGATCCTTTCTAGACTGGTTTTCTCGATGTACTCTTTAACCTGAGCAGCGACTTTCTCGTGGTCCACCTTGGGAGGACTCCCAATATCCTGAACGTCCATGGTCCAGTTTTCCTTGTGAATTACCCCACCATCTTCGGGTAAAAGCTCCGATGTACCTCCCGAACTGGAACACAGAACGGGCAATCCATGGGACAGAGCTTCAACTACTGCATTGGGACAGTGATCAATGAAAGATAAATGGAAGAACATATCAGCAGATTTGTACAGATTAGTCAGTACCTGCTGATCAATAGAACGATTGAGAGCGATGACTCCGCGCCTCTCAAGATGCCCACCTGTTTCTCCTGCGGTAGCCAGCACCATCTTCATATCGGGCATCATCTTTCGTAAGGCCGAAAACGTCCTAACGTTATCCTCATACCTCTTATTGGGACGCCCCTTCCAATTCGAAGCAGCAAAGAAGACGTAATCATACTCTTTGAAAGCGTTCAGCCTATGTTTTTGAGTTGAAATCGGAAGCTCGGTTCCGTTGGAGATAACCCGATTGGGTTTGTCTGATACACCAAGATGGCGATGGATTAAGTCGTGGTTGAAGTGGGACTGGAAGATGTGACCATCGACTTCCCCGTAGGTCCTAGACAAGTCGATGTTTCCCGTTTCGTGGGTAAGTCCCTCAACGTTGGGCTTGGTATTGATGTACATTCCATCCAACCGTTGGACATATTTGACTCCTGGATGTCGGGGAAACCACGACTTTATGAAGCATAGACTCACATCGACACTATTGGTGTCTAGATAAGTGACACTATGTCCCATCTCTTCGAACTGTTTTCTTAGACGATCCGCAAAAAGAGAGGGTCCCTTTAGGAGGTTAGGCTGGACTCCCTGGAAGCTTATTTTCATGCCAACGAACCTTTTCATTCATGTGAAGTTTAACCGACTCAATGATAAACCTAGACGTTTCTTTTTGCACAGCGGGTTTGATGTGGTCATCCGTGACGCCCCACCCCTCCATGTTGTAGACGTAGATGGGTATCTCATTAAACCATATCTTGGATGGCTGAGTCAATTTCAGTATTGGGAGCATATACGCCTTATCATAGCTACTGTTCCAGAACCCCCCATTGCGAGGGTCGATCAACATTTCATACGGAATCTGCATGAATAGCTTACGTTTGAACGATTTCAGGTGGGAAGCGATCCAAGGATGATCTTCATAGGTGTTCATCGCCTTGACGATTGAGGGGTAATCGGCACACTGACCTAAAGCCCCGTGCCACGATTCGCTTGGAGCATAGCGGACGAACTGACCATAGACAACATCGAAGCTTTTGTGGAGCTTTTCGGTTATGATCGTGGCGTCGGGCAGGAGCCAGTCATCCCCGTCAGCTTGGGCGATGATAGTGTCGTCTCCATCGATCTGATTCATGATGATGTTGTAAACGTTGTGTAGGGGACCCAGCCTTTCGGAGTTCTCATACAGATAGATTCTTGGGTTTTGGTCCACGAGAGTGTGGAGCTTCTTCCGATCCTCGTCACTCATATCAGAAGCATCATCTACGATATGGGCGATCCACATATCTGAAGTCTGTACGAATAGAGACTGGATAAAACGCTCAATCGTTTTAAAATCGCCTCTCCATGGTGCCACATAGTTAACCACGCTCATTTAAAAACTCTTCCTTTGTTTTAGTCCACTTAGATCCGTTGCACTCACAGCACACAGTTTCTAGATTCTCTATCGTGTCATTGCCCCCTCTAGACAAGGGGATTATGTGGTCCACATGCATAACCGTTGAATCATAAATCAACCCGATCCATTTTTTACAATAAGGACAAAAACCAGTTCCCGAAGCAGCAATCTCTTCATGAGTCCAGGGTTCGGTTAATGCAGCCGCTATCCTAGCTCTTCTTTCCTTAGCGGCTTTCCTGCCAGATTGTCTAGCTTTTTCAGGATTGTTCTTTCGGTGTTGCCTAGCCCACTCTCTGCATGTCTCTCTTCTTTTTTCTAACCACTCTGAATTCTCTTTGTACCTTTGCCGTTTCTTTTTATGGTACTCTTTTATCTTTTCAGAGTTTTCCTTTGCGTACTTTTTTACCTGTTTTTTTATTTTTTCTTTGTTGGCTTGATAGTACGCTTTGTCTTTCTCTGACTTACAAGAACGACAGATTTTCCATTTCTTGGGATTAGTGAATTCTGAATCGTCTTTATCTAGTTTACACACAGTACATTTCATAGTACCACCCCCTAAAATAAATAGTTTTAGGGGGAAGGAACGTCCATGTCCTTATAGTAGGGATACTTTTCTCTTCCACGAATCAGCCACTCATTGGCCCTCTGAGATTCGCCGTTGTCCAGCATGAAGTTACAGTTTTGATGAATGTTGTAGGTATAAATCAGATCCTGGACAGCTACCACATTGTGCTGTTCGCACATGTCCAGCATAGGCATCATGAAAGAGATGTCCCACCCATTCTTGAAGTAATTCCCGTTTTCGTCCCTGAGATCCTCGTCCTTGATAGAGTCCCATAGGAACCGTCTGAAGGTACGAAGCTGGCTTGCCCACCACGGGTAAGCCCTGTGAGACTTCCTCTCCCAGATCCTATCGGGGTAGGGCTTGCATCGCACTTCCTGTCCTGTGGTTCTTTTATGGGATCCGTAGGTAAGCCAGATGTCGGGATCCTCGTAGAGTTTGGCGAGATTCTCTAGAACCGTGGTGCCGTTTAGCCAGTCGTCCCCATCGATCTCCATAAGGACATCATTGGGATGGGAATCAAGGGCTCCAAGAAACATGAAACCATTGATGATGTTCTCAAGCCCCCATCTTCGTTCTGGTTCATAACACACACTAAGTCTATCATCTCGCTTAGTATACCGTTTAGCGATTTCATACACTTCATCATTATCTTTAGTTTCTCCATCGATCATGACGATGGCTTTCCAGTCTTTGTGCGTTTGATTAATTAAAACATCCAGGTTTTTTCCGATCCACTGACTGTGATTACGTCCTGGGATCACGATGTGAAACATAACGTCACTCATTAACTAGCTCTCTTTCCACCCCTCGGGGTCTTACGAACAATTGCTTTCTTCTCGGCAAGGATGCTTGCGTCCTTCACTGGACTACTCATCCTCTTGTACAAGTACCTTCTGTAAGCTTTAAGTAGATAGGGGGCAGAACCCTTGATTAGGTAGTATAAGTATTCGCCGTCTGCATTAGGGTACCCCTCCACGAATGCTTCTAGTGCCATCCAATAGGTAGCCGACATATACCTAACGTTGATGCCCTCTAAGTATGCGTCGGCTTCTGCTTTTCGTGTGGCGTATAGGACGAACACTACGGGGTTGGGGTCATTCGCCCATGGCCTTCTGTATCCGAACTTAACGATCCTACCTGGACTAAGATAGCCTGGCCTTCTAACTTCCGCTAACTTGCGGTCGCCAGAAGGCCGTTCTTTCTTTTCGGGCTTCGTGTGTTCTCTTGAAGCCTTAACGGAAGTGGGCTTTTTAACAACCTTTGGACGGGTAGGACCAGTAGCTTTCCATCGAATGGGAGCTATCTTTTTTCTGTTTGCCATTATTTTATATCTCTTAAAAGCTTGACTATAATGGGGTGCTTTTTTGAAAATAGACTCTTGATCTTTTTCTCATCACCAATGGCAGTAACACCAACAGAGTACACTGGTTTTCCAGGGTACATCATCATGTCCGCTTCATGTATCTTAAGCGAGATTCCTAGTTTTTTAGCGGAATTCGTTAAACTAGAACCAAGAGATGTTTTCCAAATATGACTTCTTGATGCGTGGAGTTTTTTCAATAGATCCTGATTCCCCCCTAGGTATGCACACATAACAAAGTATTCGTTGTCCTCACCTTTGTATCTCTTTTTTATACTTTTCGCTTTTATACTGTATGTGTATGACCCCTTTTTAATGCCTTCAGATAAAATAGACTCGATTTCTTTTCTCACCATCTGACGGAATTCGGATTCATTAAGTTTCACATTTTCCCTCAAGTCTTTGATTCGGTTTTGTTTCATTACGGCTTTGACGAACTTGACCGCCCCATCTGCGTTGGCTTTATACGTACCAGAAAAACGAAGTGGCTTTTTGGTCTTTTTATTGACAACACTGAACGCTAACCACTCCCTGTCGTTTTCCTTCTCGGGTTCGGCGACGAACCAGTAACCACCAAGGTCTATCTTTCCACCGTTCCTTTTGATCTTACGATTGAAAGCGGACTTAAACTCAACTTCCCATCCGTTGCCGATAGCTTCCTCTTTTACCTTTTCGGGAAGCTTGGCATCCTTGGGAGTCTCTTTTTCCCACTTCTTCGCCATCTCGGGATGACGAGCGTACATGAAACGACGTTGGGCTTTCGACTTAAAAGGACTCATCTTTCCTCATCATTCACCCTTTGGCGATTTCGCTTCCGTTGATTGGCGACTTTGGTCTTTCTATTGCTCTTTTGGAGTTTGTTCTTATCTCGATCCGACATAAACTCTTCTACTTCAAGCTCGTCTTCCTCATCAAAATCGAGGTAACGATAATCCTTACTCAACGGAATCCTCCTTAGCCTTACAAGCTAAAATCTGGAAAAATTGCTCGGCGTCATCTTGAATAGTAGGCCAAACGCCATAAATCCAGTAACCATCATCGGTTAGCTTTTCACAAACTTTGGCTGTGTCTATGGCTACACATTTAACAGTAACCCATTTTTGTTTCGTCACAACTTATCCTTTCTAAAGGAGTTCATTCAGTTTAATAACCAACTTACTAAGATCATCGTCTAACTTTTCTACGCCTGAAGCCACTAATGTCACAATATTCCACAACTGCTTCGCGTCGTTTCGTGAAAGAGCCTTTCCTTTTGAAGAAGACCGAAGCGCAGCGTGAAGGTGTTTCAGCCCTTTCATCAACTTATCTGTGTCCTTTTCTGCCTGCTTGACTAGCACGGTAAGCCTATGACCACCGCCAACTTCGTCTAATTGAGAAACCGCATCCTCGATTTCTTGTAGCATCTTTTTGTTCATCTTAAATCCCCATGGTTGACAGGATTATAGCACCTACGATCATTATAAGTATCGAAATGATACCACCTGATATCGCCCCAGTAAACGAAGCTCTAGTCTTCATCTCAGTTTTGATCATGGCGATGTCAGTTTTAAGTTCCGCGATTTTATTTACCACGTCCTCTTTGTTGTTGTCAACTTTGTCTTCTAGTTTTTTAATTGCGGCTTGGGATGTTTCGAGCTTATCTAATACTAGATTTTTCCATTCCCCCCACCCATTTTTTGTGTCCAGTGTCATTTAGGCAGCCCCTCTTCAAATGGTATAGTGACAGCTATAAGCCAGGAGTCAACCAAAGCTTCGGCTGAATGCCCGACTTCTCTATTGAGGTATATGAAATCCCCTGTTTTAGCAAGCGTGTCTGTTTCGTTGCCCGAATCATCTCTCGTCGTGAATTTAACTTCTCCCTTATAGACGATCAACCATTCTGCGGCAACGTGGGCGTGTTCTGGGAAGTTAGATCCCTGCGCCATGAACACGTACGCTACCCCCACCTCATCCTTTGAGAACAAACCACGAAGTCTTACCATCCCATTGAAATCGTGGATTTGTTCCTCATGCTGGTGGGATTCGTACGGATGGGTCGAAAGCTGCTCCGTCAGTTCCCTCAGTCTTTTCATCTGAGCATCCACTATTTGATCCTCCTGCCTAGGAGGGTCGTGTAATTGTGAATCTGAGACTCCCTAAACCTACGGGGATTCTCGTCGTTGGCCAACTCTTTTTCAGATGGCACATCATGTTCCTGAGGTTCGTCTATCCCATAGTCATCAGCAGCGGAGAATTCGTTCTGGATAAACTCGACAGCGTCTCTAACTCCCGTTATGGAGTTCCAGTTATAGTCGTCTTCCATGCCAATAGCTTCCATGTATCCGCGTAGCTTCTTTACATCAGCAGACACGAGCTTTCTCCCGTTGTTCCATCTTTTAACAAGATCGTCAGCGTAATCTGCACTGATGCCGTAAGTTTCGTCAGCAGACTTATCGGGATCATCCTCTCCCGTATCATACTCACCAGTTTCGGAGTCTAAACCAGAGTATTGGGTGGTGATGGTAGCCAAAAGATCATATACGTCAGCATCTTCGGCGTCCAATTTAGCACCATCCTGTAAGGCGGGTAGAATCCTCTCCATAAAATCAGCATGCACGCGCATAGCTTCCTCTTTCGAGTCAACCCATCCACCAGTCATTTTGGAGATTTCTTCATCGGAAAAGTTTTCAATTGCTTCATCAGCAAGATCGGCAACATGGCGGACTACTTCTTTATTAACGCCCTTACCAGTTTTATCTTCCTCACCCTTGGTGTCTTCATAATCATCGGCTTTAGACTTCTTCTTTTCTACGCCTCCCGTCTTACTTAACGCATCAACAAACGAATTGATATCAGGTAGATCTCGGTCAGAGTTTTCTGAGTACCACCCAAACTTATCGCTTAAGGTGTGGACGAACTCTACAGCGTCTTTAGGGTTTTCAGCATCTTCAAGCCAACGATCCGTAACGTTTAGTACCCAATCTCCTTCGAATCCTGCATGGTAAGCTATATCAGAAAGAACGTCAGCTATATCATCTTCATCTTTTGCTGATTTTAAAGCAGCCATCAAGTCGCTTTTATCATCCAGTCCACCGCCGCTTTTGCCCTCTTCGCCCCCAGGTTCCTCGATATAACCTTGAATCACGTTAAGAAGCCAATCTCCTTCATCTGTGTCACGGAGGTGTGCTTCTTCCATTTCAGCCTCAAGACCATCCTGACCATAAATGTCAGCTACTAACTGTTTAATCTGCTTCATTACTTTAGTGTCTTCAATAGGAACATCAGACACAGTAGAAGCTGCCTCTTCGTATGCTTGATATAACTGACCATACGCCTTCTCTACTGCCTTCATATCGGGCTTACCACCTTCTTCGGGATCGGGCTCGTCATCGAGCTTACCCGTGATCTTCTTCAGAGCATCGGGATTCTTATCGATGTAGGCTTTTAGGTCATCATCGGAAAGAGCACGTTTGCGGTTCTTCATCGATGCCTTGGTTCCAGGCTTGGTGTATCTGCCATCCGCGATACCCTTTTTGGCCGTTTCGGGAGAAACGAGGTAGGTATTTCCCGTTTTGGCGTTCTGGACCATAACCTTCTTTTCCATCATTAGCTGGATTTCCTCGCGAATGGTCTCGCGCATACGATTTTTATTCATCCTCTTCCTCCACGGGCGGGTCGCTAGCATCCTTGGGATAGTTAAGTATAGTGGGGTTTGTACCTTGATTGAAAGTTTTTCCTGCTTGTCCGAAGTTCATATGGACTCCCCCTTTGTTTTAACTAGTTTCTCAAGGACACGAAAGGCTAGAACTTTTTACCATGGCGATGAGGACGGGTCTTGTTGTATTCGTTTTTGATGCGGATCGCGTTAGCCACATCTTCCCAGGTATAGCGAACGGCGATAAAGTCTCCAAGACGAATCAAAACGTCCGCTAGCTCTTCGATCTCTGGGAGAAGACCAGTAGGGTGATCGTTATCCTCGATCTTTAGCCCCTTACGATGAGCTTCAAGCATCTCACCAAGCTCAGACACGACGAGCATCAGAGCCTCGCCATAGGAAAGAGGGGGATCGTGAAACCCCTTCTCTTTCGCCGTTTTGTAGCTCATCTCAACCAGTTCTTGTAATGTCATTCACTTCTCCTTCAATCTTTCGTTTTAGAGCTTCACTCATTTCTTCGCTGGCCCTCTTCCCCGCCTGGAACATGCTGATGAAAAGAACGATTAGGACGAAAATCAAAGCGCCTGTAATCATCAACCACATAACTCTCCAATCTTTCTTTCCGCAAGCTCAAGCCTACCATCAAAGATAAGACGCAAAGTGTCTTCAAGGTCGATAGCCTCTTTCGCCGAAGTTACCTCGTCGTTAAGCCACTTTTCCATCAGGGGGACTAACATGCACATAGCCCTTTGACGTTCAGAAAAGAATCCGCGCACATCGGACTTTGCAGCTACTTCTATCTTGTGCATCTCGTTACCTAGCCATGTGTTTTTCATTAGCAGTCACACACTCCCTTTGCAGCATCCGTAGTCTTAAAATGACGACAGTTTTTCTTGTCGAACTCACCCGCATACTCCTTCTCGGTGAAAAACCATTCGATCCAGTCCTTCATATCCACCTGAGTCTTGCAGATCTTTTCATCTACTTTATGAGATCCATCCCAAATGGTCACGTGGAAAGTAATGTCGTCCTCCTTATCGAAAGTCAGGACTACCTCGTACTTCCCCTTATAGCTGAGGGTGACGTTAGTGTAATTAGGTCCCTGCTGAGTCCCACGGAACTTAAGATCGGTCATTTTCATTAGTGTTTTCCTTTCTGCTAACGAAATGCCTACAAGCCACTACAGTTCTGTCTCTACGCATTGTCTCAGGCTCGATGCAGCAGTAATCGAACTCATCTATGCGCAAGTTACCTCTGTCATATCGCTTCTTTTTAAAGATCTGGTGATACTTACAATCCTTACACTTGTCGACGGCCATCACTCCCCCTTAGTATACTGTCCAGAAAGACCCAGGTAAACACCTTCGGTGAAAGTGTCGATCCAAATCGCTAGTTCCTCGGGATCATCAAAATAAAGAGACTGCCTGCGACCCGATCGCACTAAACACCACCCACTGGGATACCCCTCAACGCTCCATTCTCCCTCAACGAGAAAACCAAGAGTCTTACATCGCTCTTCCATAATGTCGAAAATGTCGTAGTCAATAAAAAACTCCCTCGACATCAATCAACCTCCCAATTGACACGGCATTCCTGGATCTTTGCGTTTACCTCGTCCCACGAATCCAGGAGTCCGTGATAAAGCTTGTCTCCGTACGTGATGGAAACCCAACGAGCTTTCCCGTCGTTTTCCATCGACTTTTTGACTACGACTTTAAAGGTCACCGAGAGCCTCCTTTACGACTTTCTCTAACTCATCGAGCACAGGTGCCAGTTTATCGCATATCGGCACCAACGAAGAGTGTTTTTCCATCTCCCAATACGTGCTGTCCAGTCGATCAAAATATTCCCTCAGATCCTGAATCAAATCCTCTTTAGTCATCACACCTCTCCCAGGTAAAGTACGTTCTTGTACACGTCGAAAGTATCGGAATACTTTTCAAGGTCTAGATTACCCCATGTATAAACCCGACAACCACAGCCGCCCCACATTGGTCCGTTGCTGTCTTCCACAACACTAACCTTCACCTCTGTCTCGGGATCCAGCGTCTTCAGCTTCTCGATAAGCTCTCTAACTGTCGTCATTCGATCTCTCCCTTCGGAATTAGAACCATAGCATAGACAGTGTACTCGTCCTCAGGGGATTTCTCTTCTTTAGCTGCCCACTTAATGAATCGTTTGGCATCGTCCCGTGACTGAAACACCCTATCGTAAGAGTGGCGATCGGGACCCTGACCACCAAACCACTCCACAACATAAACCTGTTCACGCATCACAGACCCTCCTTTTCCAGTTCATCGGCTGCCTCGTCCAGCAGCATGATCGCTTCGTTGATCTTAGTCCAAGCTCGGGAACTTCCCGAAAGCTGGTCAAACACCTGATCCTCGATCTCAGTCGTAAGGTCCTGCAGCTTCTCGGCTAGTGACTTCATTACTTATCCTCCTTGACCAGTTTCACGAAAACGATACCAGTGTCAGCGCGGGAACGTTCGCACAAGATCTCACGCTGCACCTCGGGAAGTCGATCCCACTGTTCGCCCGTAACTTTCATCCAAGTCTTTCCGTCTTCGGTCTTGTAGAACACCTTAGTCCTCCTTCAGGGAAACGATCAGGAACTCACGCATCACAGCGCCAGCACCACCAAACAGGGCGGAATCTCCGCCGTTGCGGAACTCCTGCTTCACGAACACGCGCTTCTTCGTAGTCTCGATCAGTCCGTCTTTCACCATGTTTCGGACGTTATAGCGGACGGTAGGAGCCTTAAGGCCAGTAGCCTCACAGATCTCTTCGATCTTCTTCGGTCCCTCCTGGAGAGCCAGGAGAATGTAGCGTCTGGATTTAGTCATGATAAGCCTCCAAGCAACCCTTACAGCAGAACGTTCCAGAGATTGGGAACACGGTACCACCATCAGTCTCGATGGAGTAGCTCCACACTTTACCATAGCGATTCGAAGACCCACAAAAACTGCACTCACCATCGACGGATTCACGGTGCAATTCCTGACGAGCAAAAGAATCTCGGTTCACTAACACGCTATAACCTCCTAGTATCCCGCCATCTCGGCGTACTGGTCCGTCTGATAGGCACCCTCTTCGATCCATCGCGGAGTCATGATAGCTCCGTCCTCACGCGGGGACTTGTGGAGATCTTCGACGCGACAAATCCAGTCCGAACATCGGGTAAGCCGTCCGTCGCAGTCACACCCGTCATCGCAGATGTACTCCGTCACGAAGTCATCATCCAGCTTCCACTGGTGGAACTCGCTCGACCATCCCTCGTCGTGGTCCCATCCCTTGTGGTGGTGCAGGTTCCTTCGCTCCTGCGTGAGAGTGATCTTGCTCCACGTACCGTTGATGTAAACCCAAAATCGAGCGTTCTGCATTACTTCGCCTCCAGGGCAACGTGGTTTTCGGTCACGGGGTAGATCGAGATGTGGACGTCGCCCTGAGGCAGGGCCGCCAGGCTGTCCAGCACACGGATATTGAGGAGATCTGCACTCTTGACGGTACGGACCCAATGCTCGACGGTGGAGAGATCGTCCTCGGAGCAAGCCCACACGGCGTAGGACTTCATACCTTCGGCCTCACCCCATCCCGACATCCAGGGGTCATATCCGATCACGAAACGGTTGAGGTTGTGCTTCTGTTCGATGGTCCTGCGATCCTTGATAATCATCGGTTGTTCTCCTTGGTCAGGGTGTAGTCCAGATCCGTGTCGTAGCCCTTGCACTTCGGACACTTCACCTCGACGGTGGCTCTCTTCAGGGTTCGCTGGAAACGGTGTCCACACTCGTAGCACTTCAGTTTGGTCTTCATTAGACCCTCCTAGTAGGTATCGTCTTCGATGACTTCGGAAATGTAGAGCTTCGCGTCGATGAGAGTCAAAGCGCTACCTTCGGCGATCATGACACCCTCGTAGGACACTGTATACCAGTAGCTGGTGTTGGGATCGTTGAAGTCATCGGGATCGTTCTCGCTCTTGATGGTCCACTCGTAGGTCACCGCGTCGGGTTCGTTCGTGCATCTCATAATCTTCGTGCCAGTCAGCATTAGATCAGTCCTTCCGCTTCGCACACCTTCAGCAGGTGCATGTCGATCGACTCCTGGATGTCCACCTTGGCAGTTCCGAACCCGCCGTCAGTCTCACCCAGCCATTCGGTCTTGCGCTTCCGATCGCGAATCTTCCACAGCCAACGACCAGTTCCAGCGCTCTCCACGTTCACATCGAAAGTTCCGTTCGAAAACAGCATTACTTGCTCTCCTTCTCAAAAGCCTTCTGAAAGCAGAAAATCGTCGCAACAACCAGCACGAGCATCCCAAGGTCCATCGTCTTCTCCTAGTCCCAGTGGGAGAAAGGGTTCATTCGGGCGTCGTGCTCTCCGTCACAACGACCCTCGAAGGCTTCCTGGCGAACGAACTCGACCGCACGTTCGGCATCGCCGCCCGTGTACTCGACCATGTTATTCAGAACGTCGGAGACGATGGCGCAGTAGGTCCAGCCCATGCTCTCCGCGATCTCTTCAATGGCTTCCTCGTGGTCCAGGATGGTCCAGGGATCGGCCTTGAACTCGCGCAGAGTCTCCATGTCATTGAACGGCATGTCGTTGATCTCGTGATCGACAGCAGCGTAGAAGTCCTCAATGTGGTTGCTCATTACATCATCTCCTGAGTCTGATTCGGGTGGAACTCGCGGTCCCAATTCACGATGTCGGTGTCGAGGTTCAGATAGCCGTGAATTCGGGCATCCATGTCGAACACGTAGAGCCAACGGGTGCCGTTCACGGTGAACGGACGCTCCGTGCCACCACACGCAACGACGATGCCCTTGGGCAGGGTGTTCTGGAAATTGTCCAGCCAGATCTCGCAGTGGGCGATCACATGCGCCATCCGCTCATGACAGTTGGCCTTGATGAAGCAGTCGCTGAACTCATCCCAATCGATGTTCATCATCTCGGCGCTCATGTCATACGCCGCGTTCTCGGCGTCCACCTGTTCGGGCGAACCTTCTTCCAGGTTGATCGCGTCGAAAGCCTTCGCCTTGATCTCGGTGAGCTTCTGATTAGTCATGTTCTACATCTCCTCAGTCACGGATTCGATGATCTGGCGGATCGCGAGACGTTCCACCTTCTTGAGATGCTTCGGATCGTCGGTAGACTCACCTGCCCACACCTTCGCACGTTCGGCGCGAATCTCGGCGAGAGTCTTGGCAGCGGAAATCAGTTTGTCCATGTCCATCTTTCGGTCCTTTCGGAATTGAGGGCCAGTTCCCTCGACTACTTAATTATACCACATCTGGGGGTATGATGTCAACCCCCTACGTTTGTATAGTACCTACCTGTTACCCTTGTAACAGCTTTCGGGTAGCTCAAAGTGATGTGCGAGACACATCAAGATCTCCTGGGTCCCCTGGACGATATCTCGGACCTTCCTGGAATCCCCCTGGAGGGCCACAGACACGACAGCGGGAACCCCTCTCGGGACCCCCGCCTCATCGGTGTAAGATTTGTCGAACATTTCGTAGGGTGCCTTTCGGTTGCCTTCCTACCCTTTTTATTGCAAGTCGCGTGCCAACTCAGACCCTTAGCAAAAGGTATGCCAATATACCTAAATGGTTTCAAAGTTTTGAAATTATATGGGGATTCGATGGGACCCATAGAGATGGACTTAATACCGCGAATGTAAAGATACCCATAACCCGTAGCCTGGAACCTTAATATGTGATAGCATTATGGGTCCCATCTATATATATGCTTAATTCTCCATGCGACCCCTAGTATATGCCATACACATATATACGTTTAACCCCACCCTCTTTGTTTTTGAGGGTGGGGTCTTTGGAGTGGGCGGCTGGGTCAATGGGTTTTACTTTTGCAGGTCCACAACCCAAACGCGAGTCACGGTCCAGGTGCGCCCGATCTCAAGATCGGGCTTGGCATAGTTTTCGCGAATATCCAGAGCGTACATTTCGGCATCCGTGAGGGTATCGAACGTCCCCAGGAATCCAATATCGTCATCGTCACTGTACTCGCAACGAACCTCAAAACGATCCAATCCGTAATCCATCACTTCACCTCCGCCTCCTGGAGTCGCAGCGCCAGCCCCACCAGTTCACGGGGCCACCGACGCCGCAACTCGGCCACGAAGCGGGGCATCTCCAGGGAATGAGACATGACGGAGTAAGTCCGAATGTCGGTATAATCCGCCTCGGCCAACTCCAGCAGATAGCGACGGTTAACCTCGTCTTTGGAATCATAGACCGCGATCGGGACATGGTTAGTCTCGTCGGAATAGGTCGGGACTCCACTCAAAACGTAAACTCGGATCGACTTCATTACTTCACATCCCTGGGGTGAATGGTGATAGGGGCGAAGCCCTTAGAGTCGAGATCGATCTTGCGGATCTCGGCATCTTCGCGGCTCATGTAGAGGTCCCACAAAATAGAGCGACCATCAACATCCTTGCCATAAACCAACCATGCTCTCATGTTATTTATCCTCCCCGTCATGAGTAGAAGTAGACTGTACGGCATCGATGAAATCGCGATACGCGCCATAGACTCCCTCGCGGATAGAATCATTGTCGATCTGCGTTTTCAGCTTTCCGTGATTGTAAGACTTCTCACAAAGAATCGCGTAGACGAGATCCGCGGCCTCCATGGATTCCATCCGAATCGAGATCGTGCCGTCTTTGTGCTTGGTGGCCTTCATGTTACTTGTCCTCCAGGTAGACGGAATGGTACATGGCGTAAGCCACGTGGTCCTTGGCCTCGTAGCGACGGACCAGCTTCGAAGCTTCTTCCTTCGTACGCACCAGTTCGATGCCCACTGCGTCGAACTGCTTGCCCTTAGGGCGATAGGTGATCACATAATACTTCATTACTTACTCGCTTTCTTCACGATTAGAATTCCGAGAACCGCCATAGCGATGGGGACCAAAAAAGCCATCCCTAACCTCCTGAGATACCCCAATTATACCACACCTTGGATATCTCTGTCAAGTATCTCTTTTACCTAAAAACGTTGCAAGAAGCGTGCCAAATCCCCTTAGGTAAGACTAATCCCCTTAGGTAAGACTAACCTTACACTATACGCCCGTTCCCGTATGTCCCCACCGTAAGCTTTACGCGGGACCATAACCACCATTGCAGCAATTGTTTCCGCACTTAGGACACTTAACGAAAAATACTTTGCAGGTTTCGCACCACTCTAAAGTAAACTTCATTTCCTCTCCTCACCTCTTATTTGCTAT